GATGAAGCTATATATTCTTATCTTGCTATAAATCATCCAGAATTGCTAGAAGATGAATATTTTAATCCAACATTACAATCAGTTATTTCAGTTCCACAAAAGGCTCCAGAAGGCGCTATAACGAGACATGAATCAACATTAGATCTATTAGAAAGAGTAAAACTAATTTCTAAAGATTGGGTTAAGACTGGCCATGATAAAGGCAACAACACGCACAATGTATCTTGTACAGTTTCTGTAAGAGATGATGAGTGGAAAATTATTGGTGAATGGATGTGGGCTAATAAAGAATACTATAATGGTTTATCGGTATTGCCATACAATGGTGGAACATATAAGCAAACCCCATTTGAAGATTGTACAAAAGAAGTATACGATGAAATGATGTCTACATTAAAAGATGTTGATTTATCAAAAGTAATTGAAGTTCAAGATAATACTAACTTTGTGGATGCAGCAGCCTGCGGTGGAGGGAATTGTGAGATTGTATAGTTACCTAGGAACAAGATGTTGGATTTACACTTTATACATAAATAAAATATGAAAGAATCAAACCTGATTGAAATGAAAAACAAAGTTGATGCGATTACAAGAATACTGCAACAACTTATATATGAACAGGACAATTTAAGAACATTGTCTGTAGGCACTTTGGAAACGGTAAAACTATTACCAGGTTACGAAGAGGCTATCAAAGAAATGACTGAAAAAGCAAAGGCTCAAGCTGCTATGAAGGAAATAGAAGCTGATGAACAAGAAGAAAAAAAGTTAGAAGTTTAGTTTATTTATTAATTGGAAAAGGGGACCGCGAATTATCACGAGTCCCCTTTTTTCGGTTAAGGAATATTTAGGTATGGTGCCTATTTATCTTCATTCCTTTTAATCACCGCCCATCTTTCTCTTTCTTTTTTTCAAAGCTTGCTCTCTTTTTTCTAAAGCTTTCTTTCTTCTAAATTCAAGTCTTTCTTTAGGATCCATTTCCATTAAAGCTTTTTTATCAGCTTTTCTTTTTTCTTCTCTTGAAATTATTCCTTTTTCAATACCTTCCTCTTTTCTTTTAGCTTTAGCTTCTACTTTGATTTTCTCATTCTCTTCATTCTTAACATTTAATTCCCATTCTTTCCAACCTAATGCTAATGCTAGTCTTTGAATTTTAGTATTACGAGAATCAAGTGCTTCAGATACATTACCAACTTTTTCAACAACACGATCAAGCGGTAAATTTGTTGTAGCAACAACTACATTACCAACTATGTCATAATTAGGGCTAAGATTTAATCTTCCATCTTTAGTTATTTCCCAACCACGAGCTTCTATTACATCTTTATCGAATTTTTTAATTCTATAAGCTCCATATAATTTTTTAGCTTTTGAACTAATAGGAGGTGATATACTAGCAGCAGCTAATATTGTATAAGCATGGTCAGCAAACATCTTTCTTTCTTCTTGTTTGTTGTATTCCATTGCAGCATTTTTAATAGTAGAAATTAAAGCTCCATAAACACCAGATCCTCTAAGAACTGTATCAGACATACCATTTAATATACTTACTGCCTTGTCATCTTGTTTTTTCTTAAGCTTTTCATATTCTTTTTTCTGCTCGCTTGACATTTTTGCAATAGCCTCTTCGTCTTCTTCTTCAAATGGTAAAAACAATGCAGACTGTAATGCAGAGAATAAAACATTCTGTAAAGCTCCGTAATACATTATTTTTGACAAATTAGTTTTCCAATCTCCACGCTTATTAACTAAGTCTAAGGTTGCTTTTTTTATCTCTCTATTATATTGCATAGGAGTATTAGCAAAAGCTAACACAAGACGCCCTAATGAGGTCGTTTGTTGCTTAGATATATACATTGGATCAGCCGATTGCATTGATTTATCTGTTATCAAAGAAAAATCAACCCAAGCTTTGTCTTCAGCTTCTTCAAGCGTATTTATTTTATTACCATCCTCATCAACTTGCTTTAAATAAGTGTTAACACGATTTCTATAAAATGTTGAACCCCCTAAAGCAATAGAGAAACTATCCGCTGCTTGTGTTGGAGTAAATCCAATTTTTTGTAAATAAGATAATACTCCTCTTGCTTTGTTAGTTGCGCTATTTGCGGCATTAGCAATCTCAGCTTGAGTAACATCCGCTTTTAAACCAGATCTTCTTTCACGCATTTTATCTGAATTAATAATCTTAGCAAAGTCAGACCAATATTGTTTTTGATCAGCAAATGCTGTTGCAGCAGCTAAAGGATTATTATCATTCCAGTTTAAATAGTTAGTTGACGATATAGTCTGTAATAATGCTGATCTTACATTAAAGAACATGATCGCAGCAGTAGAACCATTAATCCAATTCATCCATATATTAGTAAGTCTATCAGATCCTTCTGGTCTATTCTTACCATTCTTCATTCTATATAAAGAATCTTCCAATGCTATTCTAACATTCGTCCCGTAAGTTGCTTGTACTTTATTAAGGTTTTCAGTAGTAAAAATTGCATTAGCATTTTCTATAAACTCAGATAACCATTTCTTTCTACCTTCACCTTCTGTTATATTATGTAAGTCAGATATAATAGTTTCACTATCCCAAGTTGTAGAAGGAGGCATCCATCCACCATCTTGTCTACCGGCTATAGATAATGCTTCAGCAAAACTAATAAGATTTGGATCATTCTTAACCAAGAATACTAATTTGTTTTTATCTCTTCTATTTAACCCCGGAACATCTATATCATTCTTATGCCATAAGTAAACCCTAACAGCTTGATCATAAGTAAATTGTTTATCTGGAGTTAACTTTTCTAATTTCTTTTTAATATCTGGGAAACTATTAAGTAACTTTTTGTATTCCTTCTTTATAGATTGACGAACAGAATCCAAAGCATTAATACCTTTAACATAAGGTATAACTAGATTAGCATCAAAAAATTCTTGATCTTTTTCACCTTGTTTTCCTTTGCCAGCAAACATATAAGTGGTTAACCCTCTAAAGTCATCTGCAGATGGCGGAACAAAGAAAGATAAAGTATTTGCTTTTGTACCTGTTCTTTTTGCAACAATATCTGAGATTTTTTCGTATGATGGAACATTTTTATTACGCGCAAGCATATCATTAAACGCATAATCTAATGATTTACTATCATTTACTTTTAATTTATCTTGCGTCTTGTTGTTTTTTGGCGTGTTTATTAAAAACAAAGTGTCTTCCCCATTATTTACTTGCTCCGTTGTATAAGTCCATCCAAGTCTAGATCCTATTGTAGCTGCCATTGTTTTATATAATCTTATACGGCTAGGTTCGAGTGCAGTAAAAACAATACCTTCTATATTATTTTTTTGTATATATTCAACCAATCCATTAGTAACTATGCTTAAAACCTTAAAAGAATTACCGATTTCTAAAACATCTGTACCCATATCATCTTCCTGAAATGTAGTAAAAAGTAAATTTTCATTATCCGTTAAGTAGGTTAATGGTACTCCTAAATCATCGGTTATTTTTTTAAAAGCTTTGGTATATGTTGGGTCCTGATCAAGTCCATATTTTTTTAAAGGGGAGACGTATATACTATAATTATACTCCCCTACTTTAAAAGCAGCGCTCGTTTCCCCTAATTTAGTTGTCCATTGTAAATTAGCTTTTGTTGTTAAACTAAATTTAGGTCTTGACTTCCATTTAGGATCTGAATTTATCCAATCATTTAATTGCTTTTCTGCAAATTTAATTGTCTCTACATTAAGTGCGTCATTTACGGCAGCCATTAATGATCCACCTTCATTTTCACGGTCTTCAATAACATCAAAAGCATAGTCAACAGACTTATTCATGCCTTCAATAGTATTATTAGAAACAATCCCCCACCAATCTTCAATAGATTTGTTAAGATCATTTAATACTTCAAAAGATGTTTCAGCATCAATTCTTTTAATATCATTTTTAGCAATATAATCAGAAACTATTGTAATACCTTTATCGTCTTTATTAAAAGAGTTTAAATTATTCTCTAAAGATTTAGAAAACATTCTTTTTGATTTTCTTTCAATTATATTTTTTGCTTTTTTGTTATTAAATTTAGATATATTTGAGCCTTTATTTTCAATATATTTTTGTATAATTTCTATTTTATCTGCATTAAAATTCAAATAACCTCTAGTCGACAATATATTGTCTGCACTTATTTGATATTCAAAAGTTAAATTAAATAATTTATTTGGGTCAAAGTCTCCTCCAAAAATATTTGAAAATTTATCAACACCCGTATAACCGTTAAAATAGTCAAACAACCTGCCGCTAATGCTTATAATATCTTGAGGTTGAGATTTTTTATTATTTAAAGCTTTTGCAAAATTTACTCCAACCTCAAATCGGTTATTTTTTATATCAGCATATCTTCTTCCTCCCTCTAATTGTTCGTTTTTTCCTTTTTTTGCACCAAATTTTTCCTGTAATTTTATAGAATCATCTAATGATAATTTAATATTGCCAGCAGGAGTAACCGTATAATTAGTTATTCCCGCTTCCTTAACTACATTTTTTAATAAAGAGCTTTCGTTACCAGCTATATGATTAACTATTTCACTTATTTGATTATATAATACACTTCCTTTATTACCAAAGATTCCTTTTTTCAGCGCTGTTTTTAACGAATTACCTGTTATAGAAGTTAATGGAATCCTACCACTAGCGGCTTTTTTAGCTTCAACAATTATAGCTAGTTTTGATAATTTTTCTTTTATTACAATATCTGGCACGTATTGGTTGTTGCCTCCGACTACCTCAACATTGTAATCTTTGCCGACATATTTAGATATGAATGTACCTAACATTTTTTCTTGCGCTTGCCAATGAAATCTATCAAATGTCTTGCCTGCTGCAATTAATATGTTATATAAGGAGTCTAGCTCGTTGTCATCTGCATCAATTATTTTATTAATTGTTTGATTAAAAAGGCTATTTGTCTTAATATAGAAATTTTTGTCATTTTTCATTTCGTATATAAGAGCGTTTACTTCTGCTTTAGTAATTGAAAATTTAACATTGCCACGTTCTGCTAGTCTATTAAATTCTTCTAGCATTATTTTTTCAGTTACAGCTCCTTTTAATTCTTGATTTCTATTTAGAGCTTCTGATATTATGCCATCGTTAGCAATGTCATCAGATATAATATCAAATGAAACTTCTTCAGCCAACGCTTTGGCTAAAGATTCTTTTCTGCCTCTAATTGGATTGCCTGTCTCTAAATCTATAATTGAAGATAAGAAATCAATTGTTGGTACATTTTTATTAACCTCAGGTAATCTTCTTACCATTTCATGACCAGCAGTTCTACCTGCTAAATCAACATCAACCGATTCACGATCTATTTTTTTACCTTTCCATTCAGGAAAATTAACCCATCTACCGTTTATTCTTTTTTGAATAGCAAATGGCATTCCACCAACTCCATCTTTACCCATTAACCATGTAGTAGTCATATTTTCAAGAATTGTTTTCTTATTGACAATTAGCCAATTTTGTAATTCTTGATTTTCTTTACCACCCATTGCTTTTTTAATATCAATATCGGCTTGTTTACCCATCTCATCTCTTATCTCACTAATTAACGGAGCGACAGTCTTATTCAAGGAAGTCTTTTCATTAATTTTGGATTTCAATGTTCTTGCAACCGGTAAGATTTTAGCTTGGATATTAGCAATAACATCTGGACTAAATACGCCAGATTCTAATATGTTTTGGAAACGTTTTCTTTCTGGCAATGAAGGCTTAGTTACTTCTACATCTTCATTAGCTAACTTAGTCATTTCAGAAACATCCTCAGTAAATACAACATCCGCAACTTCACCACTTTTTAGAGCTCCTTTCATACGGTTTATATACTGAGCATTTATATATCCATATAAACTATTATTTCTAGCAGGATCAAATTTAGCAATATAAGGGATCATCGATGTTCTTACATAACTAACCATTTCTTCCATATTAAACCCATCGATACCACCTCTATCTTTATTTGTAAGATCTATTACGGTACCTTTTGCTGTTTTCCAGTTTCTAGACTTAACTTTAACCATTTTGTCAAGCTCTGAATAAATTTCTGGATTATTAGGATTAAATCCTTTTGGATCATTACCAATAGCATCAAGTTTAGCTTTTGCTTTATTAGCAACATCACTTACCTCTACATCTTCTTTTGCTTTTGTAGGTTTCTTTTCTGTAGGTTTAGTTTCAAGTTTATTTTCTGCTGGTTTAACACCTGCTCTCTTTTCTTCATATTCTTTACGAGCCAATTCAGCTTCCTCTTGTTCGAGAGCTAGCATTTGGGCATCATAACGATCCATATCAATTTCGTTATCATTTAATTGTCTATCAAGCTCATCCATTCTTTCCTCAATAGATTTTGAACCTTTAATGAAACTTGCAGATACTTCACCATCTTTAGATATAAGTTTACCTTTTGCTTCGCTTCTTAATAATCTACGTTGAGCAATATTTAATTCTTTATCTTTAGTTATTGTATTATTATAATCCCTTATGAAATTAAATACATCTCTACCAGAGTTAAATTCTATACTTGTTAAACCTAAATCTTGGAAAAATCTACGTATTTGATCACCAACTTTAGTAAAGAAGCTTTCTTTATATTTTAAATTTCCGGTAATAAGAGCATCGGAAAATATATTTAATAACTCTTCCATCTGAGTACCAGAATCTTCGCCTCCATAATTACGTTCTAATCTACCTATAACCTTATCGTTAAGATAAAGCTCAGGGCTATTAGATAATAAGTAATCTGTTAATGATTCACCTAATGCTATTTGGCTATCTGATTTAGCAACTGTTTTTGCTAATAATTTATGTAAAAATTCGTGTGATCCAACAGACACAGCTTTTGTGTCTAAAGCAACTTCTCTATTTATAATAATAAAGGATTTTCCTGCTTTACCATCTATTATAGTACCATCTGATTTTTTAATTGCTTTTAATACGGTGGTATTTATTTCTTCTAATAATTGACCGCTTTTATTTAAAGATTTAACAGTACTGTCTATTGACTTAGACGTATTTGCTAATATTATTTCAGTATCAGTATCTTTAGCTAATCTTTCCGCTACTTTTAAGTTTGCTTCAAACTCTTTTTTACGTACTTCCTTTAGATCAATACCTTCGCTTTTATATATAATATTAGTTTGTTCTTCTATTCCATCTAATACATTTTTTCTTTCGCTTTCACTCATATCTTTATTAAAAGATACTTCAACGCGTTGAGCAGCTAAATCGATCAAATTAGCCTTAGATATTGTGGATATTGGTTGATCAAATGTTCTAACGCTTTCTGCTGCATTTGCTAAGCTGTTTAGTTTCATTTTCTCTTTTGTAAACTCTTTTCTCAATATATCAAGATCCTCAACCTTAGTAACAGCATCAGAGCTATCAATTTGTTTTGCTTTATTTAATATATTCGCTATATTAGAGGATGTATCGTTTATTGATTTAAAAGTACCAGGACTCATTTCTCCCATATTGCTTATGGTAGAAGCAAATATTTCTGATGTTTTATCCTTTAACTCTACAAGTTTACTATTCAACGATGCCTTTTGGACTTCTGATAAATCTTTATTAAACTCGAGCTCATTTATTATAGCTGCCATAGCTCTTGAATTATTAAAAGCTTTTGAAGCTGTGCTTTCACTCATAAACGGGCGAATAGCTACTCCGCCTAATATAGGGGCTCCCGCTAACAATGTAGTTAAAATAGCGGTATCCTGGCCTACTTCAACGGCGTTGTCAAGTAAATTTACATTTTCACCTAATACAAATTTACGTACGGCATTCTGTGATATATTTGTAAATTGCTCAGACAAAAATTCCTCTCCTTGCGCTTCAGTAAAATTCAATCCAGCTTTTTTCATTAGCTTATTACTGGTCATAACATTAAAGTCATACCATTTATCCGGAGCTGTTTTAGCCGCAGAGTTAAAGAACCCGCGTCCTTTGTCTAAAATTTTACCAGTTGATTTTTCAAAAACCCCTTCAGCATATCCATATAAAGCAGGAGCCACAATAAGTTCTTTTAAGCCGTAATCAGGTTTTACAAATTCACCATTCTCATTATAATAACCATTTTTCTCTTGGTTTATCATATTCAAATATTCGGAACCCATTCCTCTAGCCGCTATTAAGCTTGTTTGCTTGTTTAATAGAAAGTATGATCCAATTTTTTTAGCTGTAGATGTTTTTGCTACAGACTGTGCGGCTTTTGCTTCTAGACTAGCTCCACGAGTAAGATATAGAGCAACTAAATCTGGTGCTTGATTAATAAGCAAATCGCCGGCCTTTTCAAAAACCCCCTCAGCGCTAGTTAATTCTCTTTCTTTTGGATATAATTCTTGTAAATCTTTACCAAGACTATCCACTCTTTCTGCAAGAAATTCAGAAGATGCTGTAAATGGATTTTTAATTCCAGTTAGTTCACCTATTTTTAAATAGTCATAAGCTGCTGATTTTAAAGGTCCACCACCTAAATAATCAGCACCTCCAAGAAGTTCATAGGCCCATTGGGTACTTCTTGTTTTTAATTTATCAGCAACACCTGTCCATGAATAATCTCTTTTATATAAATCTTGTTGAAAGTTTAAATCGTCATATTTTGTAGATTCCTTATCTATTTTTTTATTAAGGTCTCTATAATTTATGTTTTCTAATTCATATATTTTAATTAACTCATTACGTTGAGCAAGCTTTTTATTCTCATCATCAACTTCTTCTTGAGTTTTAAACTTATAATTATTTGGTTTAATTACTTTGTTTAATTCACTTATTTTATTACTTATATCTGATATTTGATTTTCTTTTTCTTCTCTGGTTATAACATCTTTTGTATAAGCAGCAGCTTCAGCAGCCTTTGTTTTTTCAAAATAGTTATTGGCTATACTCCTTGATTTATCAGAAATATCGGTAGTATTTTCTAAGTAATCTTTAAACTTATCATTTTTTAATTTAGCAATTTCTTTTTTCTTATATTCAGAAGCAGCCATATCTAATATAGCGTCCTCATTAAATTTACCTAATAAATTTTTAGAACTTAATTCTTTTTTTATTTTAGTAACCTCGTCAGGGAATGGCTTATATATTTCTGTAGTCTCACTCCCTATTGCATAGCCATATTCGTCAACTGGAGCAGGTGTAACTATCTTTTTGCCGTTTTTTGCTTTTTCTGCTTCTATATATAGTTCAATATCGCTTAATTCTTCTTCCGTAGGTTTAGAAATTAATTCTCCTTCTTCAACCCATTTTGAAGCTTCTTTGTCTTTCTTTAAATCCAATGAAGCAACAGTAGCTTTAAATTTAGAAAGATCCGCGGCTTCTGTTATTTTAGCTTCCTCAGTCTTCTTTGCTTGTTTTGCTTTAAACTCAGGTGTCTCTATTGAAAATGGAGCAGTCTCATCTATTTGTCGTTGGTATACGCTTGAAGTAAGTTGATCCAAAAACTCTTGTGATTTAACAGGAGTCATTGGAGCCGATGCTTTTACTGGCTTTTGATTTTCTTTGCTCTTTTTAAAATTGCTTAAAAATCCAACCTCTTCTTTTTTTTCTTGGCCATCGCTCCAAGGATATTTTTTTGCTTTTGGCTTAGCTGCAACAGTACTCTTTGCAGCTTTTTGTTTTAACTTCTTATTTTTTATAATGGCATCAGCCGAGATTTTCTGCTCGGCTGCCATTCTATTTATATCGTTTTCTGTATATGTTTGTCCTAAATCGTCGATGTACTCAAGCATAGATACTTAATTTAATTTGTTATTTTGTTTTTTTATACCCAATCTGCGCTTTTACCACTTTTTCATCCACAGGATCACCTACTATAAAACCATCTTTGTCAAGTTCATACCAGTAACCTACTTTTCCACCATCATTTTTATCAGCTATCTTGTATTTCTTATTAGGCCCTTTAACAATTGTGCCTAATCCTACTCCTTTATTACCTCTTTCAGCAGGCGGTGTTTCAAATACTGATTCATTCAATACTTGAGCTGCAGATTTTTTAGGCTCTTTTTTAGTCCCGGCTTTTGTAGTTGTAGATTTTGCCTGTTCCTTCTCGTATATATAAACACTAGAGTCTTCTTTTAAAACATCTTGCTCCCTCATTATTTGAGTATTAACAAAATGATCTTTATAAGCCTCGATTGCTTCAGCTTTTTCAGAGGGACTAAGTACATTATCAGAATCTAAATATATTGGCTTTAAACCAGCTGTAACGCGATATGTATTAACCGTATTATTTGTATGTAACATTAATTCTTCATCTGTCATACCGGCTAATTGAGCCTCTAAATCTGTATTTACTGAAGCTTTTATTAAATCTAAATCCGCTTCCATTACCATCTTGTATCTACCAGACCCTTTTTGTCCAATTTCAACTTCTTTAGTAATCGGAACACCATTAGCATCTTTTTTAAGAAATGCTTCTGTAACACGCCCATTAGATTGCATTTGACCATCAGGGTTTTTTGAATTAGTTGGCACTAATTCAAAAATATCTGGTTTAGCGGATTTTAAACTTTCATTATTAGCAGTTCTATCCGGTACTATTTTTATAAATTCAACACCAAGATCACTCATTTTATCTAATTGTTCAGCAGAATATTCACGCACTAGTTGGTCCTTGTCATCGTACACTTGCCAAATAAGTTTATTTGGATTAATATCTTTAAACACAGCTTTTTTACTACCTGGCAATTTACCCGCCATTATATCTGAAGCCTTAACATCATCAGGGTTCTGATCCTTAGCTAATCCGCCTGGGGTGCCAAGTGGCTTTTCCCGAGCTTTATTTAATGTTTCTACATGAACGGCTATGTCTCCTAAGCTTTTAGAAAAACTACCAGAAACAGTGCCTTTTATATCAGCTAATTTTTTCCAAGCTTCTTGTCTGTCTTGGCCTGTTATTGTATTATTTAATAAACCAAGATTTAATCTTCCCGCTTCTTGTACTAACGGTTCAAATGTTTCAGCCAGATTCACTTGACTTGTTTTATCAGAAAGCTTAGATATATCAGTACGCAATGAAAAAAGAAATTTTTCATTATCATTATTTATTTCATTTATTCTTTTTGCATTTGCTTCAAGCTTTTTTCTTATTGCCTCTTGCTTATTAGCATAATTTTGTGCAAAATTAGAAAACGAACCAGCAATTGTGCCTTGTAAATCTCTAAGATATGCTCCTGATTGAGTGTCAATTATTGCTTGTGGATTTTCGTATGCTCCCATTTTTATATTGTATTTATTATTTTATTATCCCATTACACCAGCTGAAAAACTAGTTCCTGGCGCTTTAAAGCCTCCTCCTGGCGTTGATGTTGAGCGTGCAGCCCCTACTGACGATGCTATTGATGCTAATCCACCAAGCATCCCAGTTATTGCTCCAGTTTGATCTGCTCTTGCTTGAGCTGCTTGCGCTTGAGCATTCTGCACTTGCCCCGCAACACGATTCATTTTTGCAACTTCTCGTTCTTCTCTAACGTTAAACATAAACTGTTTACCGGCAACTTCTGCATTTTGAACTCTTTGTGCTTCACTCATTTTTACTTCTTGTATTCTTTGAGCTTCATTCATTTTAATTTGCTGCATTTCAGATTCACCTTGAGCTCTAAGTTTTTGGTTAGCAGCTTCCTGTTGTTCAATATTTGCAGATATTTCTTTTTTACTTTGTAAAGCAGCTTGTGCTAATGCTGTCGCACCTCCAGCCCCTGCTCCAGTTTGTTGTAAAGTATCTAAGGTATTTGCTAATGATATATCAGCCTGTTCCGCTTGAAACTCTGCAGCTTTTGTTGCAACTCCTAAACTCGCATAAGGATTTGATACCATACCTGTAAGATCTGATGCCATTGCACTAATATCTTTAACTCCTTCGTATGGATTTATTATTGCTTGTCTTGATCTTTCTAATGAAGCTAATTCCGCTGCTCTAGCTCTTGCTTCTTTTTCTGCTCGACGTCTAGCTTTTTTCGCTGACCTTGATCCGAATATTCCAGACGCTATCGTTAATCCACCGCTAATAGCGCCAGCTACTACCATACTCATACTCTATTCATTTAAAAGTTTATATTCTTTATATTTTTCGTAAGAAGCACACGTTAGCATATCTTCTAATTTTTCTATGTCTGTTATATTTTCAGGGTTTGGATATACATTAACAAATATAGTATCCTCTAATGCCTGTATAACTCTTTTGGTTCCTTCTGGAGCATGTACATAACAAGGAGCAATATAATGGTTTACTCCTTCATCAGTAGCTACCGTTATTTCTCCTTCTAGTAAAAACCATGTATGGGAAATCTTATATAGTTTACCTATAACAAGACCTCCCTTTGCCATGAACATTTCTCTAATATATACTCCTTCTGAGAAAGAGTGTTTTAGTGGAAACATATCTGAATTACCTTTTGCTATTAATGGATTATCCATTGCTAACATTGCATTCTCTAATGCTTCCACTTTATTAATGAACTCCGTATTAATTAAACGATGTTCTGAATTTAATTGAATTTGATTTTCCATTTATTTTTAGTAACTTGATATAGAATATACCGAACCAACGCTCCATAATTCTTTTAACCCGCCAGGGTTAGTAACCAAATCAGTTGACATTGTTACAGTAGCATATCTTCCTTTAATACCAGTCATTTGTGCACCATAAATAACCTCACCATCTGTTGAAGCACTATTATTTGTTAAGTTTGCAAAATATTTGTTTTCTTTTCTATCAAAGCCATAATGGTAAGTTACACCTCCATCAACGTAAATACCACCTATATAACTTGGCACTATTGCAGTAGTATCCGATGTAGAAATCCATGAACCAGGCGTACTGCCAGGGTCCGCTTTTTGAGCATCTGATACAAAACTGTTAACCTGCCATCCGTTGTCTCCTTCGTAGTTTACTGTTTTAAAGTTTTTAGATATAGCAGGATTTTCATTTAATACAAACGTTATAGAAGCAGGTGATGTAACCCCATAGAATGATCCAACAGGAACATTATTACTATAGTGTTGCCATAATCTTCCATTATTTAATGAATATACTCTATTCCTTATACTAAATAATTGTGATGGTTTAAAAGTAAAAAATCCCGTAAACCCATTTACTAATTCATCAAAGTTTGTTGTTGCATAATATTGACTTGGATTATTTACACTAGTTTGTAAAGATAATACATATTGTTTATTATATATATCCCATCCACCAATAATATTACCTTGACCAAAGTTAGTTACAGGTGAACTTATAGCATTAAATGAATCTCTAAAAAAGTCTGACATTCCATTTTCAGAAATTTCAGTTAAACCATCTTGAGACAATCTAAGTACTGCATTACGGAATCTATCTGTAAAGTATTTTCTATAACCATATACAGCAAAACTTTGTGGATCTTGACTAATACCGTAATTTCCAGCATAAGCTTGAATATCTCCAATTACAGCGAAAGAAGAAGTAACAGTCCCGCCTCCTTCAGCAGAATATATAGCGTCTTTGTCAATTAAAGCTCTACTTACTTTATCCTCTTGGAATATAATTAAGTTAGTATCTTCTGCATATAGCTTTTGTATTGATCCATTAGAAGGATTTAAACTCTTAGTTATATCTTCTCCTACAGAAAATTGATTAGTATTGTTTGTACCTGTTCTGGAATTATATACGCCTGAATATATTAAAGAGCTAGATCTAATAGAGGCTCCATTATCATCTTCAACTATATATGCTTTTACTCCAAAATCAACTGTAGTGTCATTATAACCACCTTGTATTCTAGCTTCTTCAATATACCATTCTCTATCGTTTGGATTTGCTATTAAATCAGGTGTTGGGTAACCCCCTATTTCTTCCGGAATACCAAAAGATCCACCATATACAGGTTCAAAATCTGTAAGATCTTCTGTTAATACTTTTTTTAATATAAAAGTATTAAAATATTTGACTTCTATCGATGCTGCCATATAATTATTATTACTTATTTATCACATTAATTACAGAGGAGATATTAAAATTACCTCCTCTTATAATAATGTTATACACTTTCTAAATACATTCCGCCTTCGCCTCCTCCTGTACCATTGTAAGATACTCTAACTTCAAATGTCCAAGACCCGGGGCCTACCAAATCATGATATGCAACCGATAATCCTCCTCCGGTTCCCCCATAAGCTGCTTTCAGCAATACAGGTGTTAAAGTATATATATCAACTGTTGTATATACGTCATTAGGTCCCCAGGTAAATGGGAATGCTCCAGCTCTAACCCTAGCGGTAAATCCTGCTTCAACAGTAATTAAACCTTCAGCTCCAAATGATCCAGATGGTTCTGACCCTGTTGAAACAATACCAGGACCACCTCGTCCTTCAAACACTTCCCATGTTATACCGTATAATGCAGAAAATCTAACGCTTATAGCAACAGTGTCTGATAACCCTCCCGCATCTGTTAATTTTATAACCATATCATATATCCCTTCAACTATGTCGCCGCTTGGTTGCGTCAGTTCTCCTGTTACTGGATCTATATAAAATCCAACTCCTCCGGATTCTATAGACCATGCTAAGTCTAATTGGTTCTGACTTGGATCAGCCGTTCCGTTATTGCCATAAAATGGATAAATAAATGTTTCACCTAAAGGAAAATACAATGGACCTGATGGAGCTGCTGTTATTGTTGGAGCTACATTGCTTAGCGATCCTGTTTGATCAAAGGCGCTTATTATTGGTTGATTAGGTAAATTTGGCGTAGTTACAGTTATATAAAATGTATAAGAGTCCACATCATTAGAATCAAACCCGTAATAAAAATAGCTATTAGTTACTAAGTCAAAAGTATTGTCATCAACCCCTATTTGGATACTAAATCTACTTGTAATATCTGTTCCTAATTCATTAAGCACTTGCAATGTTATATTGCCAATAGGTACTGGCATTGGAAATCCTAATACATCCGCAAAATAAAAGCCATCGACCGCTTTATGTCCTATTTGAGCGGATTCAGGTAAATTAAATACCCAACCACCTATAGAATATGGCGCATCAGTGTCTTCTATAATTGCAGAATTAAGCTCCTCTATTATTCCAGATGTAGCAGTCTCCCAATATAAATCTAATCTTGAATCAACCGGTTCTGTTTCCATTACAGCTAATCTTGCTAATGGCAAAAACCCATCTGTTACAGGATCTGGTAAACCATCTGTATTTCTACCTATTCTGGTTACTGTTGATAACCTTGCAATAAGTGGGTTAGATATATTTTGGTAAAATTGATAGTACTCAGTTAGTACCGGTGTGGCCGTAGGTGAAGAAGCTGGGAATAATGAATTTAGGGTAGCTATTGTATTTACAAAAGAAAAAGTATTTCCTGGATAGAATTGTTGATTTAAAAAATTTTCTTGTCCTACTGTATCTATATATAAATTATTAACCCTAGCATATAACTTTACGCTACTTCTATACTGTTCTTGAGTATTACTAACATCATTTAAGTCCCTTGGAACCTTATTTATATTATCCCCAATAAGTACAAAATGTGATGTTTTATCAAGTTCTTTATTATATTCTAATGGGTATGCAGCCATTATTCCAGGTAAATACACATTATAATAATCTTGCTCATTTTGCTTAACGACTATTTTATATGAATACCAGCCAAGCGGATTATATTCACCGCTATTAGCATCCCCATTATATATTCCAGGCCAATCTGTAATTCCATTTCCGGATATTACTTCATTAAATAAAACTTTTAATGAATAACCGGGCCATTGATTTATTATTTGGCCATTTTCTGGTATGTTACTACCAGGTGATTCTTCTTCAATATATGGCACATATAAAGATGCTGCACCATAGCTTACACTGCCAGAAGTTGATGGTAATACAGCGTTAGATAATATAACCCCAGACTGTCTTCCGAATTTATCGGATAATACAACACCAACTTCATAATTCCTATTTTGTTTTACAGAATGATTTGGGTATTCTATAGTACTGGTATAATTTTTATCTATATTAAAAGTAGCTTTATTATTACAAACAACATTATAATTTAAAAATTTAGGATAACCCTGCTTGTCTTGATAATTACTATAAACAATTCTATTACTAACAATCTCTTGTCCAAAAGCTCTTACAGGCGTTTTATCATATACTCTAATTAAATCTCTTTCAGGTAATGTTTTGAATGGTTTTTTAGATTGATAATTATATACATATATATCAGATGATCCTGCTTGAGCAGCTATTTGAGAAACAGGTATAATATCTACAACTTGCACAGCCAATCCATCAGATTCTTTATACAATATGTCTAGTTCTAATATTTTACATACAGATTCTAACATATTTCCAGGACATGGTAACTTTATTTGCAAATATATATCATTTGCTTTATTATACATAAAGGAAACTATTGTACTACGGAATGCTGCTGTTTCGTTGTCAACTATTGGCTCACTGGTTATATCAACCGGAGGTTCATATAAAAAATAACCATCTTGTTTTGGTATAAATGCTATTTGTGTAAATGGTGCAAATATAGAATATTCATTATCATCAAATCTAAATCTATAACTAAATCTAACAAACTTATCTTCTAAATATGTTGGGTCTCCTATAAAATCAGGATTGTAATATGGGTTTGCATTAAACTTTATTTCTTGGTTGTCTAATAATGTTATATTTTCAGATACCTCTACAGTAAAAGTTATAGGATCATAATCAACAACTCTTACATTATTAGGTATACCAGTTCCTGAAACTAATTGTCCAATTTGTGGAGTAAATCCAGTACCAGGATCATCTATTATAAAAGTATTGGTAGTTGTTATTGCTCCATTAACAATAGCGGTTGAACCATAAGGAGGTAAAAACTCACTGGAGACATCATACATTGTTGTTTCATATTCACCTGGTGCTTCTGTACTTTCAGTATATAACTCAGGAGCATATACTGGACTAAGCTTAGCTACAGATATTTGATCTTCAATTGTATAATATGTGCTGGAACTTAAAGCATTGTTTACATTTATTTTTCTTGGTTGATTCCTATTATCAGTCCAAAATAATAAATCTTCTAAAAGACTTACACCTATAATAGGTGAATTTTTTGAAAAATTTAAAAAAGCACCTTCAACTAGTTTAACATAAGTATTCTGTAGCACATTATATACGTATATATAATTATTTGCTAATGGTGAATAATATGGGGGTGTTGTTGGCGATGTATAATCAGTTAAGAATAAAAATACCCTATTGTTAGATGTGTCAACAAAATAACCAACACAGTCTAAATTAGGAGTTCCTGTTAAAGTATTAAAGTCTATAACAAGTTCATTTCCTAATATTGTTTGTAAGGCACCCACATCTGAATTTTCAGATTTACTTATTTGTAAATTTATTGCATTACGATATTCATTCTCAGCAATTAGCCGATCATCAACATCTTTATTCATCTTAGCACCTGTAAAATTATTCGTAGTTTCTGCCATTATATTTTAGTGTTTAATCCATTTTGATTTACCTCTCATAACTTGTACAATTTCATGTAGCTTGATGGTAGATAAACGTATTTTTGCATTTCTTAATTTAGCAAACTTTTCTTTATTTAATCTTTGTACTAGATATTCTGGAGAATCTCTTCTGGTAGCAACAATAGCATGTAATATATAAGCATACATAGCTTCTTCTGCCATCTTAGGTACCCTCGTGTCTAAATCATAAGCTAATCCATCAGATATATAATCCAATGTAATAATCATCTTATGCAAATTACTTGAAAAAGAAACTTTACCTTCCCTATCATTTATTGTAAACCAACCATTACCTTGCGCATATTGAGGATCTAATCCGTATTGTCTTCCAACAATACCAAAGTTATCCCAACCATAATCATAAATATCAAGTCCATTATTGTAGTTTACTGAGTTAGCTAAGTATGTGCCATTAAGCATATCTGTATTTGCTCTTCTCCATCTCTCTTCTATGATAGGCTCAGTGTCAATATTATTATTAAAATTATCCTGCACCTCAACCCCATAATCGTCCTGTAACGGTGCTTCTGATGGATTAGATGTTAAGTTATTAGCTGGATAAATTGGATGCTTTACGCCTTGTCTATCGATCCAATACATACCAACATAGTTAACATAATCTTGTGGTAATACAACGCTTAATGAATGTGGTATAGTTAATTCTTGAGATTTAATACTTTTCAATGTATCATAACTAAATTCCTGCATTGCTCTTTTAGCATGAAAGATTACATCAGTTCTTTTTACATCGGGTATTAATTTACCATTACCAACATAAGCAACCATGAAACTATTTATAACATCATTTAAACTTGTATATTGGTAACCACCGTAATTTTCTTCAACAGTTGTTCCATAAGCATCTTTATCACCATAGTTTCCGCCAGTTAATACTTTTAATTGTACAACTATATATTCGCCATCAGCGGGAGTAGAACCAATAAAATTTATTACATTATCTATTACAGAATATTCGTCTGTATATTCTACAAAAGATCCTGGATAACCTGTTGGACTTGTGTATAATTTAAAATTATTCAAAGGATAATCTACATTAAGAGGATCCCATGAATAAAAAATTAAATTAGTATTAAAGGTAGTTAAAAATTGATTTTCTGAACCATCTCCTATAAACCCTTGAACTCCTTCATAGTATTGTCTGTTTGTTTCGGTAATTAAACCGCCATTAGGCATTGGCATAGGTCTTAGTTTTTAGAGTTAATTTCTTCTTGTTGAGATTTTTGTGCTGCAACTTGTACAATTTCTGGATCACGTATTATAACACCAGCATATAATAATATCTTGGTTATAACATTTGTTTGTTCAGAAGCATCTAATTCAAATTGCGTTGATGTTGGTGGGTAATATATATATGGACCATTAGTCCAAGGTATAACTCCTCCAATACCACTATATCCCCAAACAACATTATTTGGCTTTCTAATATAAGAAACACTAATGTCGCTTGTTATATCTTTAGGCCATACATATATTTTAGGATTTGTTGTATTTGCTCCAGCTGTTCCTACAGTGGAATTTTCATATACGTAAAGCGGGAATGTTTTTGTAGGTTTTGTAAGGGGAGATAAATTAATATATAGTAAATAGTCCTTTTGAACTCTTTCTACTTCTATTTCATCTTTATATATTACAGTACCTATTTTATGAAGATTGGTTGGAACTGCAAAATGGTCAGTACTGAATGTACAATTACCAAATGTTTTGAATATAGAAATCATATTGTCTATATTCTTTTGTCTATCGGCATATTCCGTGTTAGATTGTTGAACCCTTAATTGTTGGTTTAAATCATCAAAATAAGATTCAAATATTTCTAATTGAACCTGTGTTGCTACTTTGTTAAACTCATCCGGAGTCATATAGCCTCTCTGTTCTTTATTAAGAATAGAAAGTACTGTTTTGTAAACTGTATCTACGTTTATTGCCATTGTTTGTTTTTATTATAATATTTAGGCAGCTACCGCGTTATTACGCAATAGCCGCCTTTATATTAGTATTACGTATTATTGAAGTTTTTTCTCAATAGATTGGAAGATTTCAATACCTTCGTCTGTCTTGAAAAAAGCAGCCATAGCCGAATACGGATTTTCATCAAATGGAACTGTCATTAATTTTTTACCATTAGTTGCCCATTTAAAATCACGTTGATCAGGGGATAGCTTTATAATATTCGCTTCGCATGCTTTAATAGCAAAATTACGCAGCTGTATGTTTTCATCATTAACTAAATCTAAGAATAAACCTGGGTTTCTCTTAGCAAAGATTAACAAGTCTCTTTTTATCTCCTTAGAAGTCATCTTAGATACCTTAGATCCTAATTCAACACGAAGAATCGCTTCAGCTTGATCTACATCCATAGTTGATGCAGCTGTCATTGCTTCTAATTCTTGTTCTAAATAATCTAATTCATCAACCGCAATTAATACAGCGTCAAACTCTTGATATTTTCTATTAAGTTGTGGATGAAATAGAGATAATAATTTTTGTAAATTTTGTTGTTCTTTTGGAACTGTTAGTGTTCCATTCTTAAATATAATGTGTCCAAGTGTAGCTTCTCCTTTTTGTTCATCTACAAATGGTGAATTTTGATTTGTTGCATATCTCAATTCTCTTTGTTCTTTTGTTACTGGATCAAACCATAACAGAGGAAATCTTCTAGAGTGTCTTGAAGATATTGTATAAGTTAGTGGACTATATGGTCCCATTAATAGATATGTTCTATCTTTTACCTCCCAAGCTTCTTGGGTTGTTGTTTTTTCTTTTGACATGATATAATATAATTAATTATTTTTTTATTTTAAAAGTAAAAAAGAGTAAAAGTTACCCCCGTAATTTCAACGAGGGTAAAATTTACACTAATTGGTTGTTACTAGGATGCTGAAGAAGTAAATAACACAAAGTTATTAGCTCCTTGAACACATAAACATCTTTCAGATAAGAAGTTTACCTCCATTGCATCTAAATCAGATGTATATGCTCCACCAACAGATCCTAATACCCAAGATTTCATTCTTCTATCGTCAGCTTGAGAAGCTCTATAACGAACGTGTAAGAATGGTCTACGGATATTTGTTCCTAAGATTTGATCATAAACAGTTGAAGTTCCTGCAGGTACCAAGATACCATCGATAGCAGACTCAGCTACAGCTCCACGAGTAGAAGCATCATTTAAGTATTTCCAATCTGTTTTGTAGAAATCATAAGAACCTCTACGGAAACCAGAGAATCCTAAGTTTAATGCCATTTCTTCAGAGTTTTCAAATAACCCGTAAGCAACACCACCAGCAGCACCAGAAGATAAAGAAGCTAACATATCATCAAAATCTAAAGATGTTTGACGGTTTAAGAACAACATGTTTTCTTCAATAGCCCCTTGAGTATCTAAGTTTCTTAAGATTGAATCGAAATCAGCTAATCCAGCAGCAGCAGTAAAGTTATTTAATACGTTACCTCTTTCTTGAACAGCAGCGAATAAACCTTGTGTACCTTTTTTACCAGCAGCTAAAGCAGCAGATCCAGTAGCAGCTAATTCACCCTCTACAACAGCCATTTCTAAATAATCTTCGAAACGTAATCTTGTTTCAGATTCAGCTTTTAAGTACCACATAAATCCACCAGCACCATCTTCAGTAGCAATTTCTACCCATCCAATCTGTGCAGTATCAGAACCATTAACAACATATTTGTTACGGATGATAATTGGAGAGTTAGAGAATTGAGTAAAGCTTGGTTCGATGCTTGTATAATTATCGTTTGTTAAAGTAGATCCTTTTTTGTATTCAGAACCATAAACGAAGATTTTTAAATCATCCATTCCATCTGTAAATCCAGCAGCAGCTAAAGTAGCAGCAGTATAAGGAGCAACAGTTAAAGCACCTGTAGTAATGTTACTAGCAGTTACAATAGCTTTTACTTCTAATCCTGTAGCAGGATTCATAATAACGATAGTCTGATTAATAGAAATAACGTTTTGTACGAAATCAGCAGGGTTAGTTGGAGTTAAGTTAACTGGAATAAGCAATGTATTCGCAGCGGCACTTACTACATCAACTCCTGTGTAAGCAATGTGTAATCTATTTTGTTCTGACCAAATAACCTGATCTGAAGCCATTGGCATTTCAGCCCCAACCATACGTAAGAAACCAGATAAAGTTCTGTTTCCATAACGCTCTACTTCTTGTTCGTAGATTTCTGGTAAATATTGTTGTGCAAAAGATACGAAATCCGCATTGTTAGGATCCGTAAAGTTTAGATAGTTAGTATCTAAAGCTTGTTGTTTCTGAGACGGTTTAATCGTCCCAAAGCTAGGCGTTACATCTGCCATAATTCTTTAATTTTAATTGTTAAATTTGTTTTTTATTTTTAGCTTTGTAGAATCAACACCATTAATTGCTTTAACTTTAAAACCATTTACAAATATTTCCCCGCTAGCAGTTTGCCTTGGAGTAGCATTTATATTATTTGATTTTGCAGTTATTTCTTTAATCGCGTCTGCCTTACCTTGCTCATAAAAATGATTAGCTAAGGTATCTACGTTTTCAGCAGCATACATTGCTTTGTGATAGCCTTTCAAATCTGTAACTTCCCCGTTGTCATTCAAGAACCTCTTGATTAGGTTTGTAATGTTTGATTGCTTATCTGCTACAACATCTGTATTTTGAATGCCATATCTAAAATTCTTTTCTCCTAACTTAAAATCAAAACCTTTGAAATCTTGAGAGAAAAAACTTTTTGTGTCATTCTTAAATTTAGAATGTTGAGTTTCTACAATTTCCTGCTCTTGTTGGTATCGGTTAAAAAAGTCAAGTGCTTTTTGTTGATCTTTATTTATACTTGGTCGTAACTTTACTTCCTCATAATACTTAGATTTAAGATCTTCTAAAAACTCTTTTGCTTTTGCAACTTCTTCCTTAAATGCGAGTTTCTTTTTACGGATGTCTCGCTCATCGTCTTCGTCCTCATCATAAGCAAATCGATCGTCCATTAAGAAATCAATCTCTTCTTCATTAAGATGTGGTCTAGTCTTTTTATAATATTCTTTTAATAATACCTCATTATTAACAGTTGAATAATCAGCATTCAATCTAATATAATCTTCTATTGATCCACCTGTCTCCTCCATAAAAGAAACTAACTTTTCAATGTTCTCTGGTAATTGCTTACCGGTTGATTCTAATTCATTAAAAGCCTCTACAGCCTCAGCTTCAAGTTCAGTAGCCGAAGTATTAATCTCTTCATCTGATACCTCTTGAATTACTGTAATAGTTGTTACTTCTTCTTTGCTTTCAACTTGGATGGTAGGGACTTCTTGTTCGGTGTTTCCTTGCTCCATTTTTTGCAATCCCATTTCGGGCTGTTCTGACTGTAACACGCTTTCATTTGTGCTTTGCTCTTGAATGGCATCTGTATTTTCTGTTTTAATTGTTTGTAAATCAACTTTTGCAACTGCCGCAGGTTTATTTAATTTCTTTGGTGTTGTTCTTGGTTTTGGTTTTTGTAATTTAAAACTTCCTTCTTGTTTTACATTTTCTGACATGATATAATAATATAAAATTGGTTAATATTTTTTTTACATAAGAGCTAAATCAAACTCACCTAAACCTTGATCTTCGAAGTTCTTTGGTAAAGTATTATTTTTTCTTTGCTCTATAAGTTCTGATTGCTGAGTGGCTTGTATCTTTGTTCTTTGATCTTTACGATCTTCTGCTTGTCTTAATTTTTCGTTAGCGACTTGTATTTGTAATTGCCCTAACTCTAAATCATATTGGAATTGCTCTGCTAATAATAATTTCTTATTAGCAAGTTCTTGTTGCATTCTTTGTATTTCAAGATTAGCTTTAGCTTGTAAAACTTGAATTTCTGTTTGTGCTAATGCTTCCCTTTTTTGTACTTCAGCCATTGCGGCGGCTTCAGAAGCTTGTGCTTGCGCTTCTCCTTGAGCTCTAATATTATCTTGCTGAACAGCTTGATCTCTTTCTTGCTTCTTTTTCCTCTTATATTTAAGCGCTTGGTTAGCTAAATCTATATTATTAATTCTATTCAAATCAATAACATCTTCTAGATCAATTCCTCCAGATTGTAAAGCTATTTGTACGTTTCTTTCGAATGCAGCTTTCTCTTCTTCTTCTGGCTCTAACTCAAGGAATATACCAAAGTCATGTAGATTAAGATTTTCAATCTCCTTTAATGTTTCTACATTGAACAAAGAAATACTTTCTATCAATGCTTGCTTAGTTAATGGGAAATTTAATGAATCATTAATTCTAAGTGATACATTCTCGCATACTCTTAATGTTAAGTATAAACTTGCGTCTTTTATGTGTCTAGTAGCAGTATTAGAATTTGCCGCAGCCATTTTTTGTAAACCAACTAAAGCATCTCTATCTGGAGTACTTCCGTCTTTTGCCTCATTTAATCCGGTTACATCCCTTATCATTTGTAAATAATATTGGTATGTTCCTATTAAAGCTTGGATCTTAGCATTGCCATTAGATGTTTGTAATTCTTGAATAGGCACTTTGCCTGGATTCATTCCACCATCCTGCGACATAGATCTACCAACAATAGATCCAGTTTGGAAATACATATTAAGTGCTTCCGCTGGATTATAGTTTGTTCCATTACCAAGATCTACTTCCGCTAATCCATCAACATCAACAAATACCCCATCAGGAACCATTCTTGATAATACCTGTTGCAGTTTTAAATGCGTTAATTGGATCATATCAGCAAATGTAGTAGTTCTACTTACTAATGATTCAATTCTTCCTTTATATATTCTTGGTGCACAAATGGTATAATTCATTTGTACTTTTGTAGTATCAGCGTATGGGCGAGTCATATTCTCAGCTAACTTCCATTCTAGCATTTTTTCAAAACCTAAAATCTTAGCTCCTGAATATAATACTTCTATACTTCTAGATACTCTTTTAAAATTATCATTTTCAGGCGGATCAAAACTATCGTCTTTTTCAATAGCTTTTTCCATTCCCTGTTCTGTTTGTTTTATTTTAAATACTTGGTTTGAATATGTTTTATATTCAAAGTACAATACTTGTACAGTAGTATTATCATTACTTTGTCCTGGGTAATTACGTATGTAATTCATATCTCCAGGATACTTTTCAATTTCTTTTAAATCTTCATCAGATAAATAAGGAAACTGTTTTTTTAATTCCTCTAAACTAATAGCTTTAACTTCTCCAACATAATATACATCTTCAAAGTTTGGATCTTCTGTATAAGAATATACCAAGTTAGCTGGGTCGACATAATCAATAACAATACCATTAGCAGCATTCCATGATGTTTTTGCACATGCAATACCTATAACAGCTAAATCATAATTTAATCTTTTTGCTATTAAATCATATTTATTAGTAGCTAATATCTGGTTAATTACTTCTTCTTCAGCTATTTCTATTGAAGGTTTGTAATCTAATTGCAATCTCATTTCTAATTCTTCTTTACTTTCTGGAAGGTTAGAAGGATCTGCACTATTATATAAGTTAGCACCTAATTTGCTTTGGATCTCATCTAAAAGATCTTTTGCCATCATATCTCTAATTATACCTGCTGCATAATCAGTTTTAGCTTTAGTAGATGCTGGATCTTGAGCATAAGCTTTTATACTATAACTTTTGTTAGATATACCATTAACAACTATATCTACAAATTTTGGCAATATAGGAATAGGTTTCCAATCTAAGTTAAGGTAAGATAAATCACCATTAATTGCTAATTCATCTTTATATTTTTGTATAGGTTGTTCACCTCTAGCATAAAGTCTAAGTCTATGGAAGTTTTGCCAATTAGAACCAAATCTATCATTGCCAGCTCCTCCAACTCTATCTCCTCTAAACCATTCGTTTTCAATAGCTCTACCAACTAAAGCTCCGTATTCGAGTGATTCCTTTACACTATCAGGTACTACCTGGCTTGGAAAAGAACTGTTACTATTAGTATAAATCATTTATTATATTATTTTTGAAGTATTGCCATTATTGTCGTATCTCTTAAAACTCAAAGGTACTGCTTGTTTCTGCACCTCATAAACAGGAGTATACATGTGTTTATTGCATGCCATTATTGCTAATCCTGAACTAATAGAAGCATCGTGTTTAGTTCTATTACTAATATCAAATCTTGCCCAATCATTTAATGTACGTTGAAAATACATTGATCCAAAGTTTTCTCCTTGGATACCAACATGGTTTTCAATATATGTTTCTATTGCTGCAGCATGAGCCTGTATAATATCTTGACCTGAATTTGGTATACCGCCTATCTCTTTTTCTGTAGGTGATAATTTATTCCAAACTTTATCTGGGCGATTCATTGAAAATCCTCTATACCCTCTTCTCTTAAAATAATATAGCAACCTAGCTTTGTTATTCTCGGCAAGTATTGGCATACCATAAAATACGCAAGCCATTAAAACTTCCTCAAAGAATATTTCAGCTGTTTGTGGTCTAGCTATATATTCAAGAAAAAAATGATTAGCAGGAATGTTTTCCATTGAGAACTTTGTAAGCCCATGTAATGCACCATTAGATCCTCTTGAATCCACTGTTCCTGAAATGTCATAACTATCACAACCAAAGGCACCGCAATGCTCATTGCCAGGATATTTCATTCCATCTTTTATTATTACGCGGTTTTGCAAGTATTTATCGGGAACCCAACTAATAAGGAATCTACCATCTTGATTTGGATAAAAAATCACTTTAGAATCTTGTATACCGTTTTCCCATTGAAAGCTTCCGCGTGTTAATACGCTAGAGTGTCGTAAGTCATCATTATAATCAATCTGTTCGTATATCTTAGTAAGATTGAATAATGCTTGTTTAGCTTCATCTCTAAAAGCATGCTGCTCTGTTCTAGGAAACTGTCTATAGTATTCATTTAAAGCATCAGAGTCTGATTTTAAACCTTCAACCTCGTTTTGCCAGTGTTCAATAACACCCGCATCAATCCATTTACCATCAACACCTTTTATTGGCTTTTCTGGAGTATCGAAGACAGGTAAGCCATGAGAATCAATGAATCCCTCGTAGGACCATTCCATAGGTATGAACAAACTATATAATCCTGAAGCAGTCTGTCCATTGCGGTTTCTTTTTGTAACATCTGAATTGTAATAAAGTTTTTTAAAGTTCTCTCCTCCTTTATCTAAAGCATTTGATGTTGAACCCATCATACACTTACCAATAATTTTAGATCCTAATCTAAGACACGTTTTCGTTACACGCCAGTTGTTCAATATATTATCTGGTTTTTCCCATTTGCCACTTTCGTCATGTGCTAAAAGTTTTAACTTTTCCCCATCATAACTATTGTCCCCTGTATTTTTCCAGTCAATTGTTGTATCTAATCCATCAAGCTCTTCAAGCTTTTCGTTTGCATCTAATTTCTTACGCGTAAGTTTTGATGCAGGTATTCTATAAGCTAATTCAGTTTTAGGTCTATCCATACCATCTTGGATAGGTTTAAAAAAGAAAGGATAGTTTATAGATATAGGAACAACCTTATCTGTAAACATCTTTTTAGCATCTGCTCCTGATTTTGATAATATACCAAAACGAGCGTCACTTGATATAGTAGCTTGATTAACTAATTCCGCTGAAGACATAAATGAAAATCCAGAACGTCTATTCTTTAAATAGCACATTCCGTAACATCTATCATCGGCTTTACAGGCTTCCCAAAATATAAAGAAAAGTCTATTAGACTCTCTAAAATCTGGAGCTCCCACATCTATCTTGCTCCATTGCAAGTACATATAGTGTGTTCCTGTTATATATGTTGGTTTACCATTATTATAAAAAGCAAACCCTTCTTCTCTGTGTTGAAATTCTTGATCGATGTAATCATACCACCGTTCTTTAAATACGTCTGGATATTTATTCCAATCAAATACATTTTTAATCTTAGATAACTCCTTAGGAAATTCTTCTTGTACCCAATATTGCTCTTCTTTTTTATCAGATCGCTTATATGCTTTTTCTATTAAAGGTAATGCTATCTTAAGATTTTGAATTTCATATATTTCACCAATCTTTCCGGTACGGCTTATAACAACAACATCATGGTCCTTATTATATCCGTATTCCCATTTGTTATGGCGATTTTTTTGTTTTATAATATTTGGCTTAATATAATCATCAAGCACTTTATATAAAGTTTGTTCGTACATTATTTAGACCTCCCTTCTGCAAAACCTTTAAACACTTTTGTGTCTGTTTGCTTTTCAGAGTCTTCTAGCATTCTTTCTTCTTCTTGTATTCTATTTAGAATTTCAAGCGCATCAAAAATAGCTAATTTTTTAGTTGCTGCTGCATTCTTTAATCTATCCGCAGATATATCGTCTCCGCTATCTACAATCTTTTCTTCAGCAACCTTTATTAATTCCTCAACTGCTTTCTGCCCAGCTCGGATTATATTCAGTTTCGTCTCCTTTATATTCATATTTAATTACAATATCATTAGATTTCATACAATACAATCGCTGGCCATCTATTATAAACTCAAACTCACTATATGGTTTGTAACCTACAACATCGCCAGGAGTGATTCCGAGCCCGTTTAAGGACTCATTACCATATTTTAGTATTCCAATATGCTTTTGCTCTTTGGATAGCTTAAATTGGTCTTTATTTTTTATTGGCATTACAAAACAACGGTCACCATTTGACTTCCATTTATTATCTGTTTTGTATAAATAGATCTGATCAGGTGAACAAAAATATAGATCTTCTTTAAAATATGATCTACTATTTTTTTGTCTTCCCTTAATGTCGTAAAATCTTCTAAATACATTATGATGTATAACAACAATATCCCCTATTTTTATATCTGTTTTGCCAAACAATGGTACTGATACCACTTCAGCTAATTTATTTACAGACTTAAAAGTTTCGATTCTTGTGTTCGTTATTAGTTTTTTACCATCAACATCAACTTCATTATTGTATCTAGATCCTACAGGTTTAATTATAAAATCAAATACAGCTGTCATATTCATTAGTATTCTAAATCATATTCAACTGATATTGCCATATTGCAATTAAACTTTTTCCACGGCATTACTTCATCTTCTTTTTTAATATAGATGTTATAGGAGTTATCAGTGGTATCTAATAATATATAAGAGATGCGATGCCCTCCGTAAACCTCTTGGCCTACGGAGTAATGCATTGCATCGTCTTTATAATTAGTTCCTATACTTATTTTTCTAACTACTGAATCCATTATGCTTCAACTACAGCTTCTGGCTCAATCTCAGTGTATGAACCATCGGTTAAATTAATATTAATTGCACCGTATTCTTCCTGAAGTTTGTTTTTGGTTTCTTCAATAAGATTATTAAGATCAGCCATTTGGTGTAACAACATGTGCTTTTGTGATTCAACAACCCCTATATTAACTAACAAGGCATTAAGATCTTTTTGCTGATTTGTAATAGTTTCTAATTGTTCTGTTGTAATTTGTCTTACTACTTCCATTTTATTTAATTTAATTGTTAATATTAGTAGCAACGTCATGGAATCGAACCAAGTTATGCGGGCTTATGAGACCCGTGAGATACCTTACCTCCCACCTGCTATTTAATGCCTATCACAATTAAGCAATAGGCATGTGTTTTTACATTTTTGAGATTCTCCCTCTATCTCGCATAGATTGTAACTCTTTATCAGTTTTAGGCTTAGTTCTTCCTGAACCTAAATTAGTAAATGAAACATTTGCTTGAGCTTGAGTTCCTTTAATCTTATTTGTTCTTTCTACGCCTTTAACTAACTTTTCAACTTCGCTAGGTTTATTCATTTGAACTCTTTTAACGAAACCACCTTCGCTGTCATACTCCTCCATAAACTCACCTACTTTTTTAGTAGTATGAGCAGCTGTATTAGCTGAAGCCATACCACTTCTAGGATCAATTTTGATTTGATTACCTTTTTCAATATTAGCTTTACCTTCAGCAGTTTTAATTGCTTTGTTAAATTTATCTACAGCTGTAGTTTGTTTTTTAGTATATTCAACTTCTGGCTCTTGTTTCATTGGAGAGCAAGACATTAATGTTGGAGGAACTCCACGACCTGTTTTAGGCATATTTCCTCTGCCAGGTTTCATTTTAAAAGGACTGTTCATTTTTTTTTGTTTTAATTGTTTTAGTTTATTTTTTTTCTTTTATATATTAAAATACCAGGAGCATCAGAAACAACGCTTTCGGCCATAGTATTTTCATCTATAATTACTAATTTACCAATTGCTTCCCAATTATTTGGTTCGTAATATGTTTCCATATATAAGTTGTTTTTATTAATTTGATAGCCAACCACGCTTATTGGATCATTAGTTTCTTTTAAGAGCATTGTTATTTTTAACTCTTTTTTATTTACTACTTTAAATTCAACAAGATGAAATTCTGTTTCCCATTTACCCTCTAAAAATTTTTTATCCATTTTTTGAGAATAAGAAACAAAAGAAGCAAATAATAATACTAGCAATAATAATACTTTTTTCATAATAAATTAAATTTAAGTTATAATATTATTATTACGTAAGTTTATTGCTTTTTATAAGCTTCCATCTCCCAAGGTAGTTTTTTAGAACCTTCTTTCATTTTAGACCTAGAATATGTTTTTCCTTTCCAGAAAACATTCTTTTCATCATAGCCTAAATCACCTCGTTTCATTTGATCAATGTGGACAAGCTCGTGCTCAACCGTTTTATTCTTTTTTAATTCTAATGGAGATACATTTTTATTTACTAATATAGTACCATTAGACTGTGCCATACCTAAAATATTGTCATCCATATCCTTACTGTATATTGGCGTATTCTGCACATTATAAGGAGGACCAGCCATTTTAAATGCCATAGGTTTATTTATTTTTTCTTTTTGTTTTTCATAGATGCTTCAGCATTCATCGCATAGTTTTTTCTAGCGCTTGCTTTTAACTTTGGATTACTAGCTTCTTTAATATCATAAGCAGTTTTTTTGCTTACCATTTTTTTCTTTTGCATAGCCGGAGTTGCAGCCGTAGGAGCAGGTGCTGGTTTTGCAGGAGTAGATGCTGCTTTTTTTGCTGCTAATTTAGCTTTCATCCCTGATGACATTGAAGATTTAGCTTTATTTATTACTTCTTGTGCTGGATTTCTCATTATAATTATTTGTTAATTATTTATCTTGTTTTTTTGTTTTATCTTCAAAGTGACTGTATATTCTAATCGCAGTATAACCAATAGAAAGTATAAGAAGAATTATTTTTAAAGCTGGTTCTAAATTTGTCATTGACAAAGATAATGCTACCGCGTTTAATCCGTATAGTTTAATATCAGTTGCGTCCATTAAAGTTTACATTTCGCTCTCTGAGTAATAGGAGCTGCGTGATACATAGTTGGAGTTTTCTTAACTTCCATTCCATCTTTTCCGTTGCTAGAACCTTTACCCATTGGGAAACCAGTCATATCTAATGGTCCATCCCACAAAGCGTTTGCTCCTGTTATGCCGTTATTTTCTATTCTTTTAACAGCTGGCGTTATTTTTCTCATACCTTATATTTGTTATTAATCTATTAATACTTTTAAACTGTTGGAGTAACCGGTAGTGTTCTGTCATAAGATCCTTCAGCCGGCATACCAAACATACCTGTCATAGAAGCTTGTGCTTTTGGATTAAAATTAACAGGAGCGCCAGTTGGTTTTATTCCAGGATTATAAGTTCTTGGCTCTGACATAATCGGAGCTTGTGGGAAAGTGTCCCCTGTTAAACCAAGTGTTGATGTATCGCCTGATGGCATAACGCTTGGATCATACTTTGGATTGCCTAAGGCACTGTTGTATCTCATCTTGTTTTATCTTTATTTACATTATTTATTGCTGATCGTAATACTATATCCGTATAAGTATTATTTTTCATTATTTTGTTACTTCGTGGAGTAGTTGGTATATCTTCTACCCCAAGCATTATACGGTACATTCGACTTATCAGTTGTTTGCACTTGAATGAAACTTTATATATGTTGTATTTCTGGGTTGTATGATTTCTATTTCGCCATACTACTATCCATCCTTCTTTTAACAAATTGTTCCAGCGCTTATTGTCCCAACTATATGCGTAAGTACCTATCTTATAATCTTGCTTGGTAAAAAACTCCATGCAATCAAAATATACTAATAATTCTAAATCAGCATCCGTAAGATCATAATTTCTACAAGCCCATTTGCGTATTAATCTATAATGTTTTAATAAGCCAAGATCTTTTATATCCTTTGCTTCTAATCTTCTCATATAACTATTACGACATCTTGTAATCTTATAACCTGATAGTCCTGGCCTTCAAACTCTATTCCATGCCCAGCAGCTTTATCATAATAAATAACATCGGCTTCTTTTAAACATTTAATATCCTCACTCACAGAAACTACAATAGCTTCTTTATAACGTATATTTTCTTTATCTTTTTCTTTTAATAATAAACCGCTATCCGTTTTTGATAATCCTACTTTTTTCGGAAGTATCACTATATTATTACCTATTGCCCTCATTAACTCTTAAATTATTAATTACACAATCGGTTGATAATATTGTAACAGCTACGGATGCTGCATTTTTTAATGCGCTCTTAGTAACAGATAGAGGATCAATAATTCCTGCTTCTATCATGTTCACTTGTTCCCCGGTTACAGCATTTAATCCAGAGCCTTCTAAGCGATTCCAATCATCTCCTGGATGATCAATACCAGCATTACTTAATATTGTCTTAAATGGAGCCTTAATAGCTCTTAGAAGAGCAATACCTCCATTGTTCGTTGTTAATACATTTCTTGAAGCATCTAAAAGAGCAATTCCTCCGCCGGGAACAATTCCTTCTTTAATAGCGGCTTTAGTTGCACAAATTGCATCTTCAACTCTATCAGCTTTTTCTTTTAATTCTAAATCAGATCCAGCACCTACTTTTACAACAGCAACTTTTGCTGATAGTCTAGCTAATCTTTTTTCTAATCTAATAACATCTCCTGGAGCAGTAGCAACCTGTAATTGTGAATTTAACTCATCAATTAATTCTTGTACTTCTTCTTTTGTTTCACCAACGTGCAATATCGTTTCACTATCATCTGTTATTGCTTTCAAACAACTACCTAAACATTCAATATCTATAAGATCCATATCGTCTCCTAGATCTTCGTTTATAATTGTAGCTCCAGTTAATAAAGCAAGATCCATTAGGGTATCCTTTTTTGTGATACCATAAGTTGGTGCATTGATAACATTAACTTTTATATTACCTTTAACTTTATTCATTGCTAAAGCAGATAGTACAGTTTGTTCCATGTCTGCAATAATCAATAACGGCTTGTTATTCTTTATTACATATTCTAAAACTGATTGTATCTGACGAATAGATTCCACCGGTGATTCAACAATCAATACTAATGGATTTTCTAATTCGGCAATTCTTTTATTTGGGTTTGTGATAAAGTTTGAATTTACTAATCCTTTATCATATTGTACACCATCTATAATTTCTATTTCTGTTTCTGGATTTGCTGATGATTCCATCATAACAATACCAGTTTCACCAACTGCTCTAAAAGCATCACCAATAATTTTACCAAGTACTGGATCGTTGTTTGTTGATATAGTGGCAATGTGATCTATCATATCTCCAGTTACTGGAACTTTAATAGATTCTAAATATTCTATAACTTTATCTACTGTAGTCTCAATACCGTTTTTTAAATCTCTTGAACTTACAGTATCTTGAATTGCATAAGCTTCTTCTAAAATAGCATGTGCTAATACAGTTGCTGTAGTTGTGCCATCACCAGCTTCCTTAACTGTTTTTCTAGCTGCTTCTTTTAAAAGTCTTGCTCCCATATTCTCTACAGGATCTAATAATGTAATGCTGTCTGCAACCGTAACCCCGTCTTTTGTAATTAACGGTCTGCCTTTACTATCTTCTAACATTACGCATTTTCCACCAGCTCCTAATGTTGAGCTAACTGCTTTAGTTAACTTTGTTATACCGGCAAATACATTATCTCGTGCTTCGTTACCAAAGCTGAGATTCTTTACTATTTCATCTGACATATTTAATTGAATTTAATTTAATATATATATTACTTATTTTAAGTAATTTTTACCTACCCTGCCCTCTATATTTTTTTGTATAATTTTTTGAGGACTTTAATGTTGAGGTTTTTGATTTTGCATGAATACCTGGTCTGCTTATATTCTTCTTAACAAGTTTAGCGGAACTCTGAGATGATTTTTGATTTGCCATTTTAAGATATATTTTTTAATTGAAAGTGCATACCATCTTTTCTTGTCCAAGTTCCACCCCAATCAAATCCAGCATCAGTAAAACACTTTACTAATTCAATAGACATTGTAGGTTCTTTTCCTAATCCATTCCATGCTGCATTAATATCTATTGCAATACCCCAAGAATGCAGTGATAAAGATTTTAATCCACGTTTTCTACGTACGTTAAAGCAACCATCCCATGTTTTTAATTCGTTAATTAGCCCTCTTTCAATTATATTTGTAAAAGCAACTATTAAAGGATTTATTATTGCTTTATTACAATATAGTTTTTTTGGTATAACACCTAATTCTAAATGAACAGGTATATCCCATACCGTCATATATTTTAATTCGTTTTCAATTAAAGTAGGATCACCCCACTTTTTTAGGCATTGACTACTTGTTACCATTTCCTCTTAAGTTTATTTTCCAATACATACCAAACCCATAATTTATTGATCCATCAAATCCTACACCAATATTAGCTTGATATACTCTATCTTTCCTATCTTTGTAAATTAATCCGGGTGTTAATAATCCAGATCCACCTATAAAAGAATTTCCTCCTATATACATTTGTCTTCTTGGATCTTCTTTCTTGACTATCGTTTTAGTTACAAATGGTATTTTATAATCTTTTATATATTCTCTTTTACCATATAACTTATTTAACCATACGGTATCTTTAACAACTATTGTGCCTAAACTATCAAGTTTGATTGTATCAGCGTATACAGTTCTAACTAAATGCTCTTTAAGAAGATTTTGAAATCTAACCTTAGATGAATCACAATTATCACTTACCGTATATTTTTCATCTTTTAAGGGTATATACTTAACATCTGTTACTTTAACAGTTTTAAATACAGTATCTTTTGTTTCTTTCCATACTGTATCAGTTTTAACTGTTTCTTTAACTAGGCTTTCTTCATTTGATACACCACAACTTCTTTGCAATAATATAATTGCAACTAATACTGCGATTAACCAATAAGTAATATTGTTTTTAGTTATTTGAACCATGCTTTGCTTTTATTAATCGTTCTGCTATTTCAGTTGCCGCTTGTGCCCCAATGTAAATTACCGCAACCACAGTCCAGTTGTCAGAATCTATTTTTGAACTAAATAATGCAACTGACGCTATTGCAAATGCCATTAATTTTCTACTGATCCATTTATTTAAGAATAAATCAATTTTTTCTTTCATGCTCATTAGTATACTTTATTTAATACAAATATATCACTATAGATATTATTTGTTACGTTATTACTTCCCCATTGCACTGTAACATCTAAAACATTGCTTATAGTTGTATCAAATGTTGTATTATTTACTGTATTAAATGCAAACCCCTCAACTACGCCGTTAACTGTTTTCTTATAATGAAAAGACCCTAAAGATACTATAGAAGCTGTTCCAGCGGTGCCTAATTGTCTAATTGTAAAATCAATATTTAAAGAAAATATATTATTAGTTATATTTGAAATTGGTTGCAATCCGCTATCTAATAATACAACTGAGCCAGCTTTAACTCTTACTCTAATAGTTTGATTATTTGCAGCATTTAAAACACCTCCAAAAACCCCTCTAAAACTATCACCTACTTTAAATCCATTTGCAGGAATAGTTAATGTTCCAACTCCTCCGTTTATTAATGTGCTTTCAACTGTTGTTCCTGTTACAGGCGATGAATTTGCTGTTTGTGCAAATAAACCATAATTAGTCGTTGCAGGTATATCAGAAGTTAATGCAATCGTACCTGAATTATTTGGTAATGTATAATTTCTATTTGCTGTTATTGCTCCTGTAAGTAAAGTACTATTATAAGTTGTTCCAACTAATATTATACCACTGCGATCTATTCTAGCTACTGTAGATACTTGCGCGTCAGATATTACTAATCCAGAATCGCTTATTGCTAATTGACCATAGTCGGTTTCTGATGTATCATATAGGTATAAAGTTCCAATTTTAGCATCCTGTAATGATTCATTACCATTTGTTAGAACTTCATCTAATGTTGGAGCAAGATTTGCTTCAATAAAATTTGTTAAAGTCTCTGCTGTAAAACTAATACTTCTAGCTTCTCCACCGTCTCCGTTTTCAAATCTAGATCCTATTAATAGATCTGAGTTATTTAATGTAATAACTTTTGGATAACTATATATTATTGCCATTATTTATTTTTTAATATTTCTATTTCTTTGTATATAGCTATTAACTCAGCTTCTTTCTGAGCTATAAGTTCTTCTTGTGTTGGTTCGTCAACTTCTATAAAGACTACCTCAACAAGACCATTGTCATTATATATTTCTTTTCTAATTTGTGCCATAATATTATTTTTAAATTATTATACCAACAAACGGAACATTTAATGTAGTCGGAGTTGGTGTACCAAAATTTAATGGTGCTGAACCAAATGTTGCTGATGTATAATATTGTGTTATTTGCGATGTTGTAGTTACATATATTGGTAATAATGCAGCAACAGGATATGCACTATATGTAAACACAGCAGAACTATGCGTACCAATCCAATATGTTGTACCCGCTGTAAATGTTTGTGTAGTAGATACCGATTTTATACCTGTTGTGGAGCAATCTAAATTAGTACTTTCATATATTTTAGTTCCAGGAACACCATTGTTATCAGAATAAATTAATATTCTTGCATTTGCACCAGCTAATGAACTAGCAATACTTATGTACATTGCCGAACACGTTATAGTATTTGCTGGTATATATGGAGAAACAATTAGTCTAAGGGCAAAACTAGAAGTGCTGGTTGTAGATGTTGAATTTAAAGCTAATGATGTAGCTTGTCCGGCTTGAGGAACTACTAATGTATGTATACCTCTTGTAGATAGGTTTCCGCTTCCTAAAATAGAATTACCATTAACTGTTTTAATATTAGTACCACTAACTAAAGCTGCTTGCTTTGCATTCCAATCTGTTGAAGTACCGCCAGTAGCGGATATAACTCCATTAACATCTAGTTTTGTTGACGGGCTAGCTGTTCCTATTCCAACATTAGTACCATTATCAAATATAACGCTGTCCCCTAGAGTAGCAGCTCCAGTAAATTTTGCTACATAGTTTGTAGTTCCTGATCCACTAATATTCCCTGTTGGTAGAGTTACCCAATCTGTACCAGTAACCGTAGATGATAACACTTGCCCGCTTGTTCCTGGAGAATTAGTTGAATCATAATACGCTCCTGTTACTCTAGCATTTCCTAAAACATGCAATCTCTGAGATGGAGCATTCGTTCCTACTCCTAAATTTGTATTTTGGAAAAAAGCACTAGATGAATTTAATTGTAAATAAGGCAAACTCATGTTCTCTTGCCAATCGCCCATATTTATAGAATAATTGCTACTTAATATATTACCAAATACCGAGAATAAATCTGAATCATCACTGTCATAACAACTCAATATATAATTACCAGCACCAGGTACCAATGACTTTAAGCTTAGAACCTCGCCTGTTATAGTTCCAACTATTGATGTTCTTGCTATTGGACTAGTTGTTCCAATACCTAAAGCCGTTCCTGTATCAAATATTATACTATTACCTAACGTGGAAGTTCCTGTAAATTTAGAAACATAGTTTGTTGTACCAGTTCCTGTAATAGGATTAGTCTC